CAGGTTGCAGCACCCCATTCTTTTTGTAGCGACAGAGCTGTACTATCAGCCGTATTTATAATACAAATGACCTTTTGTAATTGAGCTTTATATCAAGTATATTTATACTTATGAGTATTAAGAAATCACAATAAAAACTTGGCTACAAGAAAAGAATTAGCAGAACATCTTGATCTATCACCACAATCAATAAGTGATTTGATAGGTAAAGGAATCTTTACTATTGGTTCAGGAAGATCACCTGTTAATATAGACGTATGCAGGGTACAGTATATTAATCATTTAAGAAAAACTGCTAGATATACTAGAAAAGATGGCACTGGTGATATAGCTGAAGAGAAAACAAAACTTACTGCTGCTCAGGCTAGGAAGGCTGAGTTAGAGGTAGAGATTATGGAGGGTAAGCTAGTACCCATACAAGAGGTGGAAGAATTTTTGATTGAAAGATTTTCTAACGCTAGGGCTAAATGGCTTGGCGTTCCTTCAAAGATTGCACATAAAGTAATAACTGTTGATACTTTTGCTGAGGCAGAGCAAGAAATAAAAGAAGGAATATACGAGGGCTTAAACGAGCTGGCTAATGATGGAATACCTGAAAAATATAGAACGAGTGATAGAGAATACCAATCAGGTATGGACTCCACCACCAAGTCTGAAGATTAGCGACTGGGCTGATCTTTACAGACGTTTATCTCCTGAGTCATCAGCAGAAGCAGGTGTTTGGCGTACAGATCGTGCACCATATCAAAGAGAAATCATGGATTCTTTCAACGATCCTGATATTCAAAGAATTATATTCATGAAATCAGCTCAGGTAGGTGCAACAGAGATATTGCTTAATGTTATTGGTTATTACATAGACCAAGACCCAGCACCTATGCTAATAATGCAACCAACATTACAAATGGGTCAGGCTTTTAGTAAAGACAGGCTTGCTACAATGATTCGTGATTCTGAGAAGATAAGAAATTGTGTCAAAGACCCAAGAAGTAGAGATAGTGGTAATACAGTATTATCTAAGAAGTTTGCTGGTGGAAACCTGACTATAACGGGCAGCAACAGTGCAAGTTCTCTCGCTTCACGTCCCATCAGATGTGTCTTAGCGGATGAGGTCGACAGGTATGAGGCATCTGCTGGTGCTGAAGGTGATCCTATATCACTTGCTACTAAGAGAACTACTACTTTTTGGAATAAAAAGATATATATGTGTTCTACTCCTACAATCAAAGGATTATCAAGAATAGAAACTGCTTTTGAAGAGTCAGATAAACGCTATTATCACGTTCCTTGCCCTGAATGTAATGAAAAACAGGTTTTAAAGTGGAAGAATGTAGTTTGGGAAGAAAATCAACCTGAAACAGCAGCTTATGCTTGTGATCATTGTGGTTCTGTAATAAATGAATCTAAAAAACAATGGATGTTAAAGCATGGTGAATGGATTGCATCTGCTCCTAAGTCTAATACAGCAGGATTTCATATATCAGAATTATATTCTGTTTGGTCAACATGGGCTGATATGGCTAAAAACTTTCTTGAAGCTAAGAAACAGCCTGAAATGTTAAAAACTTGGATAAATACTGCTTTGGGTGAATCTTGGGAAGAACAAGGAGAAACAGTTGAATATGAAACACTACTTGAACGTAGATTAAATTATGATTACACAAACATTCCTGAAGATGTGTTAGTTTTAACTGCTGGAGTTGATACTCAAAAAGATCGACTTGAGCTTCAGTTAGTAGGTTGGGGTAAGAATTATGAAGCATGGGTTTGTGATTACAAGATATTTTGGGGTGATCCAAACGCTATAAATGTTTGGTCTGATTTAGATGCTTATCTTAAGAAAAGATTTAAAACTGAATCTGAAAGATTAATACCCATATCATGCTGTACTATTGACTCAGGTGGTCATCATACTAATATGGTTTATCAATTTACTAAGCCACGACAAGCTAGAAGAATTTTTGCAGTTAAGGGTTTATCTCAGGCTGGTAAGCCAATTGCTAATAGACCTACATTTGTTGGCAAAAATAAGGCTGTTTTATACGGAATTGGTACAGATTCAGCAAAAGAAGCTATTTTTGCACGTTTAGCTGCTGAAAATGAGCTAACTACCTTGCATTTTTGCTCAGACCTTGATGAAGAGTATTTTAAACAGCTTACAGCAGAAAAAAGAGTCACAAAATTTGTTAGAGGTAGAAAATCTTTGATTTGGAAGCAAATAAGACCAAGGAATGAGGCTTTAGATACATTGGTCTATAATTTTGCTGCTATTTACATTTTAAATCCAAATTTTGATTCTATTGAAGAAAAAATACTAAATCAACAACTAAAACCCCAAGAAAGTAAACAAAATAAGCCACAAAAAGGCATAAATAGAGGTAATTTTGCTACTTCTTGGAAGTAGTTTGACTTTTCCTTGTTAATGTGTTGACTTTTTAACAAAAAACCATAGTGTAATATTAGATATATCTAAAACATTTATGAGGTTTTTGCTTGAGCAACAAATTTGATTCAACAAATTATCCATCCCAAGTTCCTACTGAGCTTCAGTTGGGAGACTTTTGGGCATGGAAAAGAGAAGATTTAGCAAATGACTATCCAGTAGCATCTTATTCACTATCTTATGAATTTAATTTAGTAGATGGAGCTACAGCTTCTAATTTTACATTAACAGCAACAGAGTCAGGCGATACATATATTATCGAAGCTAGTAATACATCTTCTTACACAAAAGGTAATTACAACTGGGTTTCTTACATGACTAGAAGTTCTGATTCTGCAAGAGTCAAGCTGGAAGAAGGTTTTGTAGAAGTTCAAGATAATTATGCAACTACAACTGCTTCAGTTAGAAGTCATGCAAAAATTGTTTTAGATAGCATAGAAGCAGTTATTGAGAACAGGGCAAATATTGATCAATCATCTATGTCTATAGCTGGTAGATCATTATCAAGAATGTCTATAGATGAATTGATGACTTTTAGAGACAGATACAAGGCTGAATATCTAAAAGAAGTTAAAATACAAAGAATTAGAAATAAACGTGGGTCAGGTAATACTATCAAAGTTAATTTTGGTAGAACTACTGGCTCAACTCCTAAGAGCTACACATAATGGCATGGTATAACAGAATATTAGGCAATAACGAACCTAAGAAAAAGAAAAGACAAGCATATAGAAGAAGCTACACTGGTGCTAACACTGGAAGATTGTTTGCAGATTTTGTTACCACATCTACAAGTGCTGATGCTGAGATAAAAGATAACATAAGAATTTTAAGAGATAGAGCAAGAGAATTAGCAAGAAACGATAGCTATATTGCAAGATACTTAAACCTGATGGTATCTAATGTTATCGGTAAGCATGGCATAAGAGTTTCTAGCAAAGGTCGTGACGATAATGGCACACTAGACCTTGCTGGAAACCAGCTCATTGAAAGTGCTTGGAAAGAATGGGGTCAGGTTGGAAATTGTACAACTAATGGAAGATTATCATTTTTAGATTGCCAAAAAATATTTGTTGAATCTCTATGTAGAGATGGTGAAGTATTAATCAGGAAAATAAAAGACAGCAATTCACCTTTTGGTTTTCAATTACAGTTTTTAGAAGCAGATCATTTAGATGAAAATAAAAATGATGTTTATAAAGCTACTGGCAATAGAATAAAAATGGGTGTAGAAGTAGATAAGTATGACAGACCAGTTGCTTATCATTTATACAAAGACCATCCTTACGATAGAGTTTATTTAAGTCAAGCACAACACATTAGAGTTCCTGCTGATGAGATTATCCATGCTTACCTACCTACTAGAGCAGAACAAACTAGAGGTGTTTCTTTGGTTGCTACATCAATGGCTAATGTAAAAATGTTAAATGGTTATTTAGAAGCAGAGATAGTTGCAGCAAGAGTTGGTGCATCTAAAATGGGTTTCTTTACCTCGCCTGATGGTGATGGTTATGTTGGTGATGGTGAATATGAAGATACCTTTAACCCAACAATGAACGCACAGGCTGGTGTATTTGAACAATTACCTGCTGGAATGGATTTTAGAAGTTTTGACCCAACACATCCAACATCTGCTTTTGAATCTTTTACAACCAGTGTATTAAGAAGTATCGCATCAGGTTTAAATATTTCTTATCATTCATTATCAAACGACTTAACTTCAGTTAATTATTCTTCAATAAGACAAGGTGCTTTAGAAGATAGAAGTATGTATCAGATATATCAACAATTTGTAATTGAGCATTTTGTAAACCCAGTATTCCAATCTTGGTTAGAAATGTCTATATCTACTGGATATATCAACTTGCCTATGAGCAAATATGATAAATTCGCTAGATCAATAAATTACATACCTAGAAGTTTTGCTTGGATTGATCCTTTAAAAGAAATGCAAGCAAATGTAATTGGTTTACAAAATGGAACACTTACTTATGCTGATATTAGCAGTTCATACGGAAGAGATACAGAAGAACTTTTTGAACAACATCAAAAAGAAATAGAATTAGCCAAACAATATGATATTGAATTAGCTTATCAACCATTTGGTCAGAAGAATCCTGTAGATGCAAAAATACAGGGTGGAGATGACGAAGATGAGTAAGCCAACTCAAGGAATGAAGGAAGAGGCTAGAAAAGGATTAGACTGGCGTAAAGAATATGGTAGGGGTGGAACTAGAATTGGAGCTGAAAGAGCAAACCAAATCTTAAATAATGAAAATCTTTCTGATGAAACTATTAAAAGGATGTATAGTTTTTTCAGTAGACATGAAGTAGATAAAAAAGCAGAAGGTTTCAGACAGGGTGAAAAAGGCTATCCATCAAACGGAAGAATAGCTTGGGCTTTATGGGGAGGAGATGCTGGATTTAGTTGGTCAAGAAAGCTAGTTAATCAAATGAAAAATGAAGAAGATAGAGCCATGCCTGATGGACTTAAGGTTGGCGATTTTGTAAGTTGGAATAGTTCAGGTGGTAGGGCTAGAGGTAAAATTATTAAAATTGAAAGAGATGGAACAATTAATGTTCCTGATAGTGATTTTGTAATTACAGGAACTTCTGATGATCCTGCTGCATTAATACAAGTTTATAGAAGTGGTGAACCTACAGATACTGAGGTAGGACATAAGTTCAGCACTTTAACAAAAATTAATCCCATTAGGGATTTAAACGATTTCAATTCTAATGAATTGGAAAAACATCCTTTATTAACAAATGAAGAGGAGAAATCTATGAATAAAGAAGATAGACATATCCTTAATGTGAGTGAAACTGATGATAAAGTTATCGTTGAATTTGCAAAGCATGAGGATGTAGAACATGAAGGTGAAGAAGTAGAAATGACTGAAGAAGTATCTATGATTCATGAAGATGAAGAAAGAAAAGTAATTGATATGCCTATGAAATATAGAACTATTGATTTATCTAAACATTCTTATCTTGATGAAGAAAAAAGGGTAGTTCGCGTAGGAGTTTCTTCTGAAGAACCTGTAGAACGTAGTTTTGGCATGGAAGTGCTAGGACATTCTGCTGACGATATAAACATGGAGTTTATAAATTCAGGCAGAGCACCATTATTGCTTGATCATGATATGACTAAGCAAATTGGTGTAATTGAGAAATTCGAACTAGATGAGGCTGCTAAAAGGTCTTTAGCAGTAGTCAGATTTGGAAAATCTGCTTTAGCTCAAGAAGTGTTTGAAGATGTAAAAGATGGGATACGGATGAACATATCGGTAGGGTATCGCATCGATAAACTGGAAAGAATGAGTAACAAAGATGAGGTTTACTATAAAGCTAAGTGGACTCCTATGGAAGTTTCTTCTGTAAGTGTTCCTGCTGATCAGTCAAGACTTGTCGGAGTTGGTCGTTCTGAAAATAAAACTAATATTAACTTTAAGGAGAATATAATGTCAGAAAATAAAGACATAAACCTAGACGAAGTTAGAACTCAAACTATTGATGAAGCTAAAGCTGAATTTAAAAGAAATTCAAAAGAAATTATAGATTTAGCTGCTAGACACAATAAAAGAGATTTAGCTGACAAAGCAATTAGTGATGGTATTTCAGTTGAAGAATTTAGAGGCGTATTATTAGAAAATATTTCTAACAACACTCCTTTAGAAACTCCTTCAGAAATTGGCATGACTAAAAAAGAAGTAAGACAATTTAGCCTAGTAAAAGCTATTAGAGCTATGGCTAATCCGTCTGATAGAAAAGCACAAGAAGATGCAGCATTTGAATTTGAATGTTCTGCTGAAGCTGCAAGACAGTATGGTAAAGATGCTCAAGGTATCATGTTGCCTGCTGAAGTTCTAAGAACTTGGAAGCAAAGAGATATTAATTCATCTGATGATTCAACTCTAATCGCTGAAGATTACAGAGGTGGAGATTTTATTGATGTATTAAGAAACTCATCAAGTGTTATGCAGGCTGGAGCAACTATGCTTAGAGGATTACAAGGAAATGTTGTAATACCTAAGAAAACTGCTGCTGCATCTGCTGGATGGATAGCAACTGAAGGTGCTGCTGCTGCCGAGAGTGAATTCACTTCAGGCTCAGTAACAATGTCACCTAAAGTAATTGGTGCTTTCACTGATGCTACTAGACTATTACTACAACAATCATCATTAGATGTTGAGAACTTAATCAGAGATGACCTAACACAATCTATAGCTACTGCTATTGATTTAGGTGCTTTAGCTGGTTCAGGTACAAGTGGTCAGCCAACAGGTATTGCTAATACTTCAGGTATTAACACTACAACTTTTGCTGCTGCTAACCCAACATGGGCTGAAATTGTAGCTATGGAAAGTGCTGTTGCTAATGACAATGCTTTAAATGGTTCTTTAGGTTACATCTGTAGACCTGCTGACTTTGGTACTTTGAAAACAACTGAAAAGGCTACTGGCACTGCTCAGTTTGTTGTTTCTCCTGACAATAGCATGAATGGCTATAATGTAATCAGAAGTAATCAAGTAACAAGTGGTGATTTCTACTTTGGTAATTTTGCAGACCTATTAATTGGTATGTATGGTGGACTAGATATTACTGTTGATCCTTATGCTTTATCAACTTCAGGTGGAGTAAGAATTGTTGCTCTACAAACTGTTGATGTTGCTGTAAGACACGCAGTATCTTTCTGTAAATCATCCGACTAATTAGCTGATGCTTAAATGGAATGGGGGTAGTAATACCCCCAACTTAAATATGAAAAAATATAAAATCTTAACAGATACAATGGCTGGCGGTTCTAAAGTACATGCTGGTGATATAGTTGAACTACCTGAGCATGAAGGTCATGCTTTATGTGGTTATGGCAAAGCTGAAGTTCATACAGCTAAACCTAAAGCTGAAAAACAAGATAGAAGCGTAGGTTTAGAAACTTCAAAAGTAAAAGCTCCTAAAACTAGAGCTAAAAAATAAATCATGCCTTTAGAGAGTGCATTAGATTTTAACGCCTATGTTGATACAACAACAGGTCATGGTGTTACTGCTACTTTCTTTGACGTTACCGCTTTATGGGATACCTTACCATTAATAGATACCCTTGCTGATATTGATTCAGGATTATCTATAAGTGTAGATACTATTATTGACCAAGAATATTTTAATATAGAAGGTGGAACTGTTCCTGTTGCTGGTTATCAACCAAGAGCAATTTTAAAATTTTCAAATGATTTCAGCATATCTCAAAACAATAAATTGATTGTTGATGCAATAACAACCGACCAAGGTAGTGTTTTAAAGCCTGAAACAACCTTTTTAATAAAAACAGTAGAGCCTGATAATACGGGTTTGATTTCAGTAGTATTAGAGGAGCAATAATGTCTCAATTTAGATTAGAAACTGAATTAGATATGGCTGGATATTTAGATATTAATTTTGGTCATGGTGTTTCTGCTGTTTATACAAACAATGGTACTTCTACAACAATTAATGTGATTCTAAATAATGAATATGTAGAACAAGAAGAAGGTATTGGTGTAGAAGCATTAAAACCAATAGCCTATTGCAGAACCATAGATGTACCAAATATTGCATTTGGAAATAGATTAGATATATCTGCAATAAAAGATACAAATGGTAATATACTCAAAGCAGCACAAAGTTATACTGTTGTTAATATACAAGCAGATAGAACAGGTTTTAGTGCATTAATGTTAGAGGAAATATAATGGCAAATCACATAAGACAACAAATAAGAGAAAAGTTTGGAACTACCTTAACTGGTTTAACTACAACTGGTTCAAGAGTTTATGAGTCTAGGGTTTATCCATTAGAAACAGTACCAGCATTAGTTATCTATACTAAGTCAGAAACATCTGAACCAATAGTTATAGGTACTGATAGAGTTATGAGTAGAGAATTGTCAGTGGTAGTAGAAGGATATGCAAAAGCTACTAGTGACTTTGATGATACTATTGATACAATATCAAAAGAAGTTGAAGAAGCAATAGCAGCAGATAGAACTTTAGATGGATTAGCTAAAGATTGCTATTTAGAATCAACAGAAATAGAGTTTAACGGAGAGGGAGAAAAACCACTGGGTTATGTATCTCTCACATTTTTAACTAACTATTATGTCAAGGAAACTAATCCTGACGTAGCAGTTTAACAGGAGACAAATTATGAAAATGATTAGTCCAAATGGTAAGGTTTCTATAAAAGCTCACCCTTCTAAGGTTGAGTCTTTATTGAATATGGGTTGGAAAGAGGAAGCAGTCCATTCGCAAGATAAAATTAAATCTTCTTCTAAGAAAAAGTCGAAAGACGAGGTAGAAAATGGCAACACATAAAGGAAGTGAAGGAACTGTAAAAGTCGGTTCTAATGCTGTAGCTGAAATTAGATCATACTCACTTGAGGAAACTGCTGATACTTTAGAAGATACTTCAATGGGTGATTCTGCTAGAACTTATAAATCATCATTGACTTCTTTCTCAGGAAGTATAGATGTATTTTGGGATGAGACTGATACTAGTGGTCAGGGTGCTTTAACCATTGGTTCAGAAGTAACTCTTAATGTATATCCTGAAGGAGACGCATCAGGTGATACTTATTATGCTGGTTCAGCTATTGTTACTGGTGTAACAAGAAGTGGATCATTTGATGGTCTAGTTGAAGCTAGTGTTTCAGTTCAAGGAACTGGTGCATTAACACAAACTACAGTATAAGAAAATGTCAGTTATAGATAACGCAAAGAAGCATTTTGATAGCCTAGAAACTAGAATTATAGAAGTCCCTGAATGGGGTGAGGATGAAGATAGTCCTTTAAAGATTTATTGCAAACCAATAACTCTTTCAGAGACTTCTAAATTTATGAAACTAGCTCAAGATGATGACGTACAGCTTTTAGCTTATGTTTTAATTTATAAAGCATTAGATGAAGCTGGAGAAAAGTTATTTACTATCGCTGATAAGAAAACCTTATTGGAGAGGGTTGATAGAGATGTATTAATAAGAGTTTCTAGTGAAATGATGAATAATGTTTCGCAGGAAGAAGTTAAAAAAAAGTAATTGAAGATAAGCAGCTATACATAAAATATGCACTAGCTGAAAAACTAAACAAAACTTTAGCTGAAATTGAAGAAATGACAGTTGAGGAGTTTCAAGGATGGTTAGCTTATCTTGAAATAAAGGAAGAAAAGAATGGCAGCTCTAACTAAGTCAGATATTCATTTTAATTTTATTGGAAATGATAAATCTGCTAAAGCGGTTAATAGTTTTAAGAAAAACATTAATAGTACGAATCAGGCTTTAGCAAGTCTGAGAAATACTATTGTTGCTGCTTTTAGTGTTAGAGAAATAGTTAATGCTGCTAACGTCATGATAGGCGTTGAAAATAGAATGAATGCCTTAACTGGTAGTGCTGAAAAAACTGCAATAGCTATGGATCACATGAGAAGAATTGCATCTGATTCAAGATCAGATTTTGATGCAGTTGCTATGTTATATACTAGACTTGCACTAGCCACAGATCATTTAGGTGCAACGCAAAAAGATGTTGCTGATGCTACGCAAACAGTGGCAAATACCTTTATTATTGCTGGTTCTCATGCTCAAGAGGCAAATAACTCTGCTAGACAGTTAGCACAGGGTTTAGCCTCAGGTGCTTTAAGAGGTGATGAGCTTAGGTCAGTAATGGAAAACAACACAATTCTTACCAAGATGTTAGCCGAAGGTTTGGGTAAAACTATTGGTGAGCTTAGAGAGTTTGGTCATGCTGGAAAATTAACAGCCGAAGTTGTAATGCCAATTCTTATTGCTGGCATGAAAGAAACTAATGAGCAAATTAAAGAGATGCCCATGACACTAGGTCAGGCTGGTGTAGCTTTAAGAAATAACTTTCAATTTATTGTTGGTGATGTGCAAAAAGCCACTAATGGTTTTTCAACTTTTGCTTCTGTAGTAAATAAATTTGCAGAAAACTTGGACTTTATATTAATTCCAGTTTTGGCTGGTACGCTTTTAGCTGTAAATAAATTGAGATTAGGTTTTGTTGCACTAAATGCAACAATGAGAGCAAATCCAGTTATTGCTTTAATAAGCGGTTTTGCTGCTGTACTCTCTGCTGCTTATATATTTAGAAATGAAATAGGCACAGTTTTTCAAGAAGTCTTTAAAAGAATGCTGCCAAATATGATTGACAGATTCAAAATTAAATTTAAAGAACTGCAAAAAATGATTAGTTTCAAAGAAAAAGACAAAGAGCTTGATGCAGAAATAGCTGCTTTAGGTAAAAAAATAGAAAAGAGAACTAATGCAGTTTTTAAAAAAATAAAAATACCTTCTTTTATGGATTTATTACTTGGCAGAGATCCTAATGCAAAAGGCGATGAAGGTGGAACAGGGTTTACACCATTAACAGCACTAGAACAATTCTTAATGGATGCTGAAAGAGGTTATAAAGATTTCTTTACTAATATCAAAACCATGCAAGAAGAAATGCAGGGTGTGTTTAAAAAGTCATACGATGGATTAACTCAGTTGACTATGGATTTCTTAGAAAAAGGAAAAGCATCATTTAAAGATTATGCTACATCTATAGTAAGAGAGTTAATTAGAATAGCAGTACAAAAATTAGTAATAGATAAAATGTTTGCATCATTTGGTAGTTTTTTTAAACCCAAAATAGATACATCAGGTTTAAGCATACCTACAACAATACCATCAAACGAAGGCGGTGGTTTTACAGGTATGGGTGCAAGAGCAGGCGGTATAGATGGTAGAGGTGGATTCCCTGCAATACTACATCCTAATGAAACTGTTATCGACCATACTAAAGGTCAAGGTATGGGAGCTACAGTCAACTTTAATATTTCAACAGTAGATGCTGCTGGATTTGATCAATTACTAGCATCAAGAAAAGGATTGATAACATCAATCATAAACAATGCCATGAATAATCAAGGCAAAATGGGAGTCGTATAATGTCAGGACAATTTCCAACATCTCCCAATTTTAGAAGTTTAAATTTTAAAGATAATAGACCTACTTTATTGAATCAAACCTTATCAGGTAAAAGACAAGTCAGACAAATAGGTAGCCAATATTTTTCTTTTACAGTGCAAATGCCACCTTTACAACAAGAAAAGGCTCAAGAAGTATTTGCATTTTTACAAAAACAAAAAGGTTCTTTTGGGGACTTTACTATACAAGCACCATTAGATAATTTAGGTGCAAGCAAAGATGAGACAGATATTTTAACCACAAATACATTTGCAGTAGGAAATACCCAAATTGCTGCTGATGGATTTTCACAAACAACAGGAGCTTTAAAGGCTGGAGATTTGATTAAATTTGCAAATCATTCTAAAGTTTATATGATTGCAGAAGATGCTAACGCATCAGGCGGTGCTGCAACAGTAACTATATCACCACCACTTGTAGCATCTCTAGCAAACAACGAATCAATTACTGTTAATAAACCTAGCTTTACTGTTTATCTTGAGTCTAATGAAATTATGTATTCAACAGATGCTAGTGGTTTCTATAACATTTCATTTGATGTTAGAGAGGTTATAACCTAATGCCTAGAAGTTTATCTTCTGCTTTACAAACTCAAGTATCAGCAGAAGCAACAAAGATGGCATTTTTAGTTGAACTTAATTTATCTTCAACTATTAGATTAACTGATTGGTATACTAATGTAACCTATGATTCAAACACTTATGAAGCTGGTGGTTCTTTCTTAACAGTCGATTCAACAACTGAAACAGGTCAATTACAAGTTAATGAAATTAATATAGGTTTCTCTAATATCACCGACCAAGTCAGGTCTTTAGTACAAGATGGTTCTTTTACAGATAAAACAGTAGATATTTATTTAGCTTATTTTTCAGGCGAAACTATTATAGGTGCAATAAATTATTTTACTGGACAAATTAGAAATATTGCAATTGCAGAAAGCATAAATGAATCTACATTATCTATGACTGTTGCAAGTCATTGGGCAAATTGGAATTTAACTAAGGGTAGACATTTCTCTGAAGATTCACAACAAGCATTTAGTTCAGGCGATAGAGGTATGGAATTTGCTACTCAAGTAAAATCAGATGTAAGGTGGGGTGTCTAAATGCTTGATAAAGTATTTCAGTTTTTTAGATGGGCTAAAGCTACATACGAAGCAAGTGAAGTATTAAAAACAATAGTTAATATTGTTAATTTAGCAACACTAGTAGTAGGTGTAAAAGGCTACATGCAAGCTAGACAGATGATGGCTAAAGGTCAAGACATCTTAGCTAACAAAACTTCTGCTGGTGGTAAGATTCCTGTTATATATGGTACAAGAAGGGTTGGAGCACAAGTTGTGTATATGGATGTGTCTGATAACGATTCAAGGCACTTGTTTGTAGTTTATGCTTTATCAGTAGGTGAATGTGATGAAATACTTGGTAGAACTATTGAATTAGATGGTAATCCATTAACAGACCCTAAAAGATTTAAATATGGTAGTTATATTGGTTCTGATAGAAATGGTGAAAGTGGATACTCAGGTCATAGAGCTTTAAATAGTGCTTCTCAAGTAGGTTCAACTATTAGTGCTGGTGCTGGTGGATTTGGTACTAGTCCAACATCAAGATATAGAATTACATTTAACTTGCATCATGGAGCATCATCACAAACAGCAGACCCAATGCTGGTTGCATCTATGCCTAATTGGACTTCAGCACATAGGTTAGATGGTGTTTGTTACATTTCAGCACACTATAAGTTTGATACTGAGGGAATGTTCAGAGGTGTACCACAACTAACAGTACAAGTTAAAGGTAAAAGAATTTATGACCCTAGAAGTGGTGAAACAGCATATACAGATAGTACAGGCAAAGTTATAGGAAATAATCCAGCTTTATGTTTCCTCGATTTTATTCGTGACAATGATTACGGCAAGGGATTAACAAACTCACAAATTAATTTTACCACTTTTGGTACAGCAGCTACTATTTGCGAGACATTAGTAGACCAACCATATTTTAATGGTTCAGCACAATCACTTACATGGAGTGCAAATAGTGGCGATAACTTTTTTACTATTAGTGGTGCTTCTGCAAATACTCAATGGTGGCAAAATAAAGTTAGTGACATTATAGATTTATACGATGCTAGTAGCACTAAAGTTCTTGATGGTGTAGAGATTACAGATGTTAAAACTAATCAGTTTTATGATACGTCTCAAGAGTGGATTGTTTATGTAAACGATTATTTTACTAGCAATTATTCAGGTGTTGTTGGTACTGAATTAGGTAAAGTTAAAAGATTTCATTGTAATGGTTATTTAGATACTAATAAAAATGTAATGGATAATGCTAAAGAGCTTCTTGCTAATATGAGAGGTATTTTTCTTTATATAAATGGTCAATACGAATTACAAATAGAAGATACAGGCTCATCAACATTTACAATAACTGATGAACATATTATTGCTGATGTTGGTATATCAGTTGATTATGGTAAAAAAGATAATAAAGCAAATAAAGTTATTGTTGAATTTTTTAATGCCAATAAAAACTATGAACTAGATACAGCAATTGTTTTACATGATGCATCTCCTGAATATTATTCAGATGATGGCGATGAAATATTAGAAGTTAAGGCTGAATTTCCTTGGATTACAAATCCATATATTGCTTACAACATGGGTAAAGCAATTCTTACAAGAAGTAGAAATCAAACAACTATGCAGTTTTTAGGAACTCCTGAAATGTATAAACTTAATGTAGGAGATATAGTAACACTATCATATACGCCATTAGGATTCTCAGGTAAGTTTTGCAGGGTTGAAGCATTAGAATTACAGCCTAATGGATTAGTAGCAGTTAGTTTAATTGAATACTTTGATGTATATACATGGGAAGTTCCAGCTCAAGAACCAGTTGAAGATAAATCAAATCCACCTTCAGCTTACGCAGTTAAACCGCCAACAAATTTATCTTTTACTGATACTTTGTCAAGTTCAACAGGTAGACCTTTTTTAACATGGGATTTACCAACTGATTTTCCCGATTATCAATACAGGGTAAATATTGTTGATGATGAAACAACGCCTAATCAAGTAATGAATAGATTGGTAGATATTAATAATTGTGATTTAAAATTCTTACCAGTTGGCTCATATACAGCAAGCGTTACTTCTTTAAATGTATTAGGTTCAGAATCAGATGCAGCCACCCTACCATTTACTATAGTCAATGAACCTGTAGGTGGTATTGATATTCAGGCAAATACTATACAAGCAAGCAAGATTATTACTACTAATTTATTTTTACCTACTAATGGCGGTGAAAAAACAGGTACTACTTTAGGCTATTGGAATGAAAACGATTTTAATTATCGCCATGTAGCAGAAATAGGATCAGAAGCAGGTTTTTATACTGGCTATGTAAGAGTATACAAAGGCTCTTTTGCTGGACAAGTTAAAAATATAAGTTTTCTAGTGTCAGATGGCACTTATGGTTCAGGAGCTGGTTACGATGTTAATACAGTAGTTTCATTTTATGATGTTACTAAAATTACAGAAAGTGCTTCTCATGCTATTTACGTTTCTACAGATTTAGTATATTTAACTGGTGGATGGATTAGTGGAAGTAGATTAACTACATCAAAAGATAGTGGGAATATTCCTATAGCTTTTCGATATACAGGCACAGGTACATTAAACTTTTTTATATATGCAGAAGGTGATAGTAATACACAATATATTGGTGGATGTGATGTTAGATTGGTTAAATTTAGTACATAGGAGATAAAAATGCCATGGAATGATAATGTTTCAGATGTTCATACTTTTTCAACTGAGGTTACAGTTAAAAATATTTATGCAAAACCAATAGAGGAAGGCGGTAAAAGTATTGTATATAACATTCATTACAGATTGGTAGGTACTGATAATGATGGTAGTGGTAATACTTATACATTAGAAGATGAAATGATTTGTTTTAATCCCTCTCAAATTAACACATCTAATGAATCTTTTATTGATATAGATGAAGTAACAAATGAAATAGCAGAGGATTGGATTAATAGCTTTTATGAAAGTAATGACAATATTAATTATGCATTTACAAATTTATTATATGGTGCTCCTAATCCTACTGAAACTGAATGAATAAAAAAATGATTTACTAATGAAAAAGAATTTATAAATATTTAAGATAGGTATAAAATTAATACAAAAGAGATTTTAATATGGCACAACACGATTACAACATAGCAAACCAAACAGGTGCAAACTTTAGAGCAGATTTAAACAATGCTTTATCTGCTATTGCAACTACAAACAGTGGAGCAACAGAACCATCAACTACATTTGCCCATCAATTATGGGTAGATACATCAAGCAGTGTATTAAAGATTAGAAACGCTGCTGATAATGCTTGGGTTACTACAGGTGTTAGTATTACTGCATCTAATACATTTACAGGCAATTTGACAGGTGATGTCACTGGTAACTTAACAGGTAATGTTACTGGTAATGTAACTGGAGACTTAACAGGTAATGCTGATTCTGCTGATACCCTAAGTACAGCTAGAACTATATCTTTATCAGGTGATGTTGTGGGATCAGTATCTTTTGATGGTAGTGCTAATGTTGATATAGATACAGTTGTGCAAATTAATTCTATTACTTTAGGAACTGATACAACTGGTGATTATGTTGAATCTATGTCAGGTGGAACTGGTGTAACAGTAACAGGTGGAACTGGTGAAGGTTCTACTCCTAGTATTGCTATAGGACAAGCTGTAGCTACAACTGATGATGTTACTTTTAATTTAATTACTGCAACAGATGAATTTGTTGGTGATATTGATGGTGCTGTTAGATTTACAGCAAAAGCAGATGTAGCATTATCTAAAGGTGATGTTGTTTATGTGTCAGGTGTTTCAGGAAATACAACTACAGTAGGTAAAGCAAAGGCTGATGATGCTTCTAAAATGCCTGCATTTGGTATGGCAATAGAAGATGCTAATGCTAATAACAATCTACAAATAGTTACTTTTGGTAATTTAACATCTATTGATACTTCTAATGAATCAGTTGGTGAAATACTTTATGTATCTACAACAGCAGGTGAATATACAACTACAGCTCCAAGTGGAGAATCAGCACAAATACAAAACATAGGTAAAGTATTAAGAAGTCATGCTGTTAATGGTTCTATTAAAGTAGGTGGTGCTGGAAGAAGCAACGCTACTCCTAACTTAGATAATGGCAAGATATTTATAGGTAATGGCTCTAATCAAGCGGTTACATCAACACTTGATACTTCTATAGTTGTTGAGAATACAAACTTATATTATACGCAAGCTAGATTTGATTCTGCATTTACAGCTAAATCAACAAGCGATTTATCAGAAGGCACAAATTTATATTACACAACGACAAGATTTGATTCTGCATTTGGTAATAAAACAACTGCTGATTTAACTGAAAACACAAATTTATACTATACAGATACAAGAGCAAATTCAGCTATTGATGCTAGAGTTACTAAATCATTTGTTGATGCATTAGGAATACAAGCAACAAGCGTTAGTGCTAATTCTGTTGCATTAGGAACTGATACAACAGGTAACTATGTTCAAACAATTACAGGAACTGCTAATAAGATTACAGTGTCAGGAAGTGGTAGTGAGTCTGCAGACATAACACTAACACTACCTGATGATGTTCAGATTGCAGACAGCTTAACAGTTGCAGGTAATCTTACTGTTAATGGAACTCTTACATCTCTTGATACAACAAACCTAGATATAGAAGATAACTTATTCCAGCTTAATGCAGGATTAACAGGTAGTCCTGTAAATGATTCAGGTATGCTTATAAATAGAGGTAATCAAGATAATGGTATCTTTATGTGGGATGAGTCTGCTGATAAATTTACAATGGGTCTTACTACAGCAGATGGTACTTCAACAGGAAATATAACACTTAATTCACTTGGTACTTTGGTTGTTAATGTTGAAGGTAATGTTACTGGTAATGTAACTGGACAAGTATCAGATATATCTAATTTTACAACTGCAAACCTAACTGAAAATACTAACCTTTATTATACAGATGCTAGAGCAAGAGCTGCTATTTCTGCAACAGGTGATATTTCTTACAATAGCACAACTGGTGTTATTAGTTTTAGTGCTGGTACGCCAGTAACAAGTGTAAATACTCAAACTGGTGTTGTTGTTTTAGATACAGATGACATTTCAGAAGGATCAACAAACCAATATTTTACAACTGCAAGAGCAAGAACTTCTATTTCTGCAAGTGGAGATATTGCTTATAATAGTACCACTGGTGTTATTAGTTTTACTGCTGGTACTTCACCAGTTACTAGCGTTAATACACAAACAGGAGCAGTTGTTCTTGATTCAGATGATATTGCAGAGGGTTCTACAAATATTTATTATACAAATAATAGAGTAGATGCAAGGGTAAATTTACAAACTGGAGCAAATTTAGATTTAAGCTCTAAATCTACATCTGATTTATCTGAAGGGTCAAATTTATATCATACTACCGAAAGAGTACAAGATGTTGTAGCTGGTCAGTTTGTAACGAATGGCTCACATACTGGTATTTCATTTGTTTATGATGATGCTGGTGATGGTGCAATAGATGCAACAGT